GTCGCTTGATTGAATCAGGAAGGAATGGATTGTCTTTGTATGTAGATTTTATTAGTATGCTTTCGTCTTCAGGTAGTTCATATAACCAACTTGAACTATCAGATGGATTATAGTCGAATATCATTGTATTCTCAGTTCGCATATTAAGTTGCTGAAAATCTTCAAACCAAAGTTCATTAGCTTCATTGCACCAACCTATATCTCTTTTCCTTCCTCGTATCTTCTGCTCGTCATCTACTGAGAAGAACTCTACAATAGAGCCATTAGCAAACCGATAGATGTTCTCACTCTTGTTATGGCTCGTCACCTCATAGATTTCTAAGTCTTTCATTATCTCAAAGAAGTCACGCATCACAGTTGCTCTTAAAGCAGGAAACGTCTTTCTAACTATTGACACTACCTTGTTAGGATTTTGTAAGCAGTAGACAATTATAACCTGACAAAGTGAATAGGTCTTAGAAGAACGTGAGCCACCTTGATTGATTATGAATCGTGTAGCTGAATCAGATAAGGCAGTATAATTCTGCTCAAAGATTTTAGTTGCTTTGATTTCCACTGACAATCGTTACTTTGATTTCGTTTATCTTTTCACCCTGAGATGTCACATCCGTTTTTTCAGTAAGTGAATTTAATCGTTGTGTAATACTTGGATTGAATTGACCAACCATACCTCCTTCAATTTGGTCTTGACGAATCTTTCTCTTTATGCGTGAACAGATGTTCATATATTCATTATAAGCCTCATTCTGATTTACAAAATACTGATGTACAAAACAGATATTATCTTCACAATAGTTTTCGAATCCTTCCATTGTAAGTGGCGGTGTGTGGAATTCAGACTTCACTCCTGCTGCAGTTGCTTTTTGTATTTCTCTAGGCTTTAAACTTGATTGATAACCTTGAAATAATTCCCAAAGTTTCTCAGGTGTTTCTATATACTTATGTTTTGCCATTATTCGTATTTTTCTAGTTTTCTTGATAACACATTTCGTGGTACACATTTTGTGTAACTTGATTGAATTCTAATTCCTTCACATCTGAGTAAAAAACACAATAACAAGAATCAGTTGCTTTCAATAGTTTCTTGATTTTGCTCCATTGTTTAGTATGAAGGTCTTGATTGATTACTGCGATATAGTACTTTCTATCCTTTGACACTTTGAATGTAGTTAAATGCTTGGTAAAGTAGTTGAATTTGTCTTACATCCGATTTAATGAAGTGTGCATCTATCTCTATGTATATTCCTTTCTGTTGAAATATGTATTCTTTGACTGATGCTATCATATAGTCGAGATTCACTTCTTCTTAGTTCGTGTTTTTTTCACTACTGGAACTACTTCTTCTTCCGTCAATTCAAAAGTTGGTTTAATTGTCGCTTCAGCTTCAAAGATGTGACCTAATCCATTTCTTGAATACCACTCATAATGCTTTGGTAGTATTTTATCAATTATTACATTCTGATTGCCTAAGACACTATTATACACAATAACAGTCTTGCCTTTATATTCATCCTTTATCTGCATTTTTCTCATATTCGTTTATTAATAAAAATATTATATGACTAAGAATCGCAGCAGCTATAAACTTATTCTGATATTCGTAATCATTCCATATTGCTACAGTCATTCCAATAGATAAAACAAATGTACTTAATGCTATCCATCTACTCATAATGGTCTTTTTCCAATTCGTGTTTTAATCGTCTCAAGTCTTGCTTCATTTCTGTTATCATTGCGTGTGCAGTAAACACAGATATATCAAAATGGTCTGCGATACTTCTAGTCGTGTTATAGCCTTTGTCGTGGAATGTCTCAAAGAATATCAGTTTGATTCTATCATCTACTGTATTACGATATATTTCTATAACTGACTTCTGCTCCTGGTAGTTTAGTTCAAATAGAATCTTATCTTTCAATTCATCTTCTGCTTCTTCAATAGGCATATTATTCTCTACACTATTGACTATCTCTATTTTGCTATTTGTATCTCTAAACAGTAACTCACATTTAATAAAATGAAATAGAAAATCTTGTACGTTTCCGTATTTGAACTTTGATTCGTTTTTTAAACAATTTAGATAAGCATTAGAGATAACAGTATCTGCCTCTATTCGTATTTTTATACGATTCAAAAGATACATTGTGTACTTCTTCACATCAATGTAATGCAGTTGCAGATATCTATCAAGTGAGTCCTTCATACCAAATAAAAAAATCCTTTATGAATATCTTTCGTCTCACCATTGAACAGAAACAATCTTTGCTCGTTATTCCGTTCACTCTTGCGTAAATCGCATCTAACTTCTTACAGGTTATCTTAGCAGTTTGAATAGTTGAATCTGCTATCTTTATTGATTCGATGTAGATTAGTTCATCTTGCTCAAACATAGTGATGTAATGTAAGTTAATAACGATGTAATACAAGCAAATGTGAAACTACCTGAGTAGATTAAACCACTCCAAAACCCCATACATTTAAAACAACCTAAGCCTGAATATATCCAGTCGGTTAAAAAATGAATAGGCAAATAGTTGAAAGTCCAATCTATTATAAACTGAATAGGCTCGAATTCGACAAACCACCAAGCAAAAGCAATAATTATTAAATACTCCATAGACGTTAATTTCGTCAAATATAAGATTAAATTCTAATCAACTTGCTTATATAACAAATTAATTATAAATATGTATATTAGATTTCTCATTCTTTCGTGTTTTTAAAGGTTTCGTTGTAATAATCTTCAGCTGTTTCTCTTGGAAAAATATCCTCGTCTTCAATAATATCAAAACAACCTTGACAATAGCTTTCAATTATCTGTTGCTTAAACAAATCATTAGCTTGTTCAAATAATTCTGATAAACTAAATTCTTTATTCCCGTAAATAATTGCTTCTAAATATTCTACTGCTGTCATAACCTAGTATATTTATCAACTATTAAACTTATCATTATCAATCCAATGGCTATTACACCTATTATTATTTCTCTGCTCATCTTATCTATTTGTTTTTGTCAACACTATGATACATCTTTTAACTTTGCTTTATATTCCAAAAGTAATAATTTAAGTTCAATCTTCGTAAATTTTCTTGTTAAATATGCTTTTTCACGTAGAATCATAAATTCATCTTTGCCTATATGCTTCTCTAAGTTAATGCCGTACTCGATTAGATTGCCTGATAATCTTACATTACACTTGTAACAACAACTAAAAACGTTATTCTCATCAAATCGTACATTATAATGGTTATTAGCATTATAGTAATGTGATGCGTGAACTACTCCGTTTATCTTTTTACCACACGAGAAACAAGGTTTACCCTCGTCTCTAGACCTGATAAATTTATTAAACACCTGCTGCGTCATCTTCAAGTAGTCTTGCAACGTTAATAAATCTTCTTTCTGCTTAATCTTCTTTTCTTTCTTTATACTGGCTAAATTTTTCAATGCTTGTGCAGTTTTTAAACATAGTTCACATCTATTAGTTGATAAAGTAGAATTAAACTTTTTAATAGGCTCAAATGATTCTTTGCAATCCTTACAGTATTTCATCTTCTTGTTGTTTAATTAATTCTTTCTTCAAATATAGTATTTGTAATCTTAAAGCATCATTTGTTCGTGTTAATTCAGTATTATCGTCTTTAAGCATTTTAAAGACTTCTAAGCTATAGTTCAAATCATTTGCTTCACGTAGTATCACTTTTTGTTTTTCTTCGCTTACACGTTCTAATGCACCTCTAAAAAGCAATCTATTGATGCTTACCTTTATGTTTAGTCTTGCAATAGCAATATCTGTATCTTTCATAATACGTTTTTTCCTTCGTTTAAAAATTGTGTTCCGTTCTGTAATTTAAACATAATTGGCTCGGCAGCGAATGTAGGCTTACCACCAGTTTCAGTTTCTTTAACTTTCTTGATATGAACTTCTGTAAACATCCAAAAGTTTGTGTGCATTGGGTATCTATGAATAACAATGAAATCATCTGCACGGTTACCCCACTTACCACCACCTTCAGCATCCGCCATATTCGGTGCCATTGGCATACCTTCATAATCACCTGCTTTGTGCGTTTTACGGAGTGCTTCAGTTGCTGCGTGAATACACATATAGATTGAAGTATTCGTTTTTTTCGCAAACAATCTCAACTTTGTAGCCATTTCATAATCCAAATCGTGTGCATTAGCAAACTTTGGCTTTAAGAATGAATTGTGTGGGTCAATCATTAAAGTATCATAATCACCTAACACTTGAACTTCTTTCATAAATTCTTCAATAGTCCAAGCCTTTTGTGCATCTATGAAATCAAAATGCAATTCAATAAAGTTTTTACAATTTTCTAGTTGTTTAGGTAACATATCTTTAATCTTACATCCTGCATATAATTCAATTAGATTTCTTTTCAATCCGTTAACACTATTTTCGGCTGAATAAATTAGATGCTTAAGATTATGCTTTTTAGCCAAACAAAGCAAGTACCATAAAACCCAGTAAGTTTTACCTACATTTGCGTGTCCTAGCACAATATTGAATGAAGCACGTTTGAATCTTAAGTTAACATCTAAATCAATACCTAATCCTAAACCCAAAGGAATCTTATCTAACCTAGACAATTCTAAAAATTCATCACTACTTCTATGATTAACTATCATTTTGTATTATTTAAAAAGTTAATTAATTCTTGTTTATTCATTAATATTTCTCTATCAGCTTTATAAGAATATACTTTTGACATTTCATAAGGCTCATCTCCATAAACTACATAAGTATCAATTCCCATTTGAGATAATTTTTTTAATAGTAAATGTTGACCTACACCTAACTCTTCTCTTGAATGTTTAGATTCAACAATTTTTAATTTATTTTGATTGTAATCATTTATAATTAAATCAATATTCATCACCATCATATCTTTTCGACAATCTTTAGCAACTAATTTATTTAAATCACTTCCATAATATCTATCTGGATTTATTATTTTTTCTTTAAATTGTGGATGTTCTTCTGTAACAGAAATTGCATCGACACCTCCTAAAATGTTGTATTGTTTCATAATTTTATAATTTAGATAACCATTGTTCATATATTCTACTTGCTATTTGTGCAGTCATTACTGGAGGCACACTCATTCCAATCATATATTGACCTTGTTTATTACTGAAATTGTAATCTAACGGAAAGGACCCAATTTTTATAATAGTTTTATCACTTAATAATTTATCATTATTAAACCAATATCTGTTTGCTGGAGTTATTGTATTACAAGGCCTATTTACATCAACCATTACATCCCCAAATCTTGATTCTGTATAATTTTGTGTTTCTCTTGATTGCTTTAATTCTAAAAAATCTTTTACAGGTATTAATGTTTCTGAAAAATCCATATCTAAATGAGGTGCTAATTGAAACATATCTATCTGTTTCATAAATTGTAAAGATAAATCTTTTCGTAAAGCAATAAAAAAAACTCTCTTTCTTCGTTGAGGAACTCCCATTTTTGAAGCATCTAATAAATAAGGCTCTATTTTTAATTCATAACCAGCATCTTTAAAAGCTAAATAAATTCTTTTTACATAATCTTTAGCCGCTCCCATCATTAATCCTGAAACATTTTCAGCAACTACTACTTTAGGTTGTAGTTCTTTAGCTAAATCTATGAAATCAAAAAATAAATTATCTAGTATTTGTTCAGCTTGCCCCTCTCTAAATTTCTTTTCTTTACCCCAGTCTTTCTCTCTATTACCAGCCATTGAAAAACTGGAACAAGGTGGCGAACCATCCAAAATATCCAAATTATACAATTCAGTAGGTAAATCAGTGCGATTTTTAAAAGTTTGAATAGGCTCAAGGTATGCATATTTTGGATTATGATTTATTTTGTATGCTTCAATCATTTTCGGGTCTATCTCGTTACAGCCCAACACGTCAAATCCTGCTAATTTATATCCCATTGTAGAGCCGCCACCACAAGCAAAACAACTAAATACTTTACCTTTATCTTTTGTAAAAATAGCATCTTTTAAAGTCCAGTTATAATTAAATTTATGTTTCATTTCTTTTTTTTGTTTATGTGAAAGCCATTTACATCAATTTCATTTCCCCATTGGTCGGTTGAAATTACATCCGCTTTTGTATTTATTTTCTTTTCTTTTTTATCTTCTTTTATCTCATCTTCTCTACTCTTCTCTTCTCTTATAGCATTGCTTTTGTATTGCACTTGCAATGCATTTGCATTCAACCATCGTGTTTTAGCGGCTTCGCTTCTTTTAGAAGATACAGAATTGAATTCAGTTAGTTGATTATTTAAGAATTTTATTACAATATTTTCATCTTTTAATTCTATAATTTCATTATCAATTAATTCTTGTATTATAGATTCTGATTTTCTGCAATACTTATGTAATGCAAATGCATAGCTTATGCATCCAAGTTTAAGCCAGTAGCCTCCACAAAGATTTATAAAACATACAATTGCTTCATCAGAACATATCTGAATTTTGCCTTCAAGCCATTCGCTCGGTTCGTGTTTGTAATATGGTAACTCTTTAGCCATAATAATTTATAAATGCGAAAAGCCAATCTAAAATGGTGCGTAGGATAACCATTTTTCGACTGACTTTTCTGTAAAAATTTCTTGAAGTTCCTACGCTTCGTTTGCAAATATAACTAAATATTCTTAATATTCAAATCTTTATCTATAATTATACCTCTTCTTGAATCGCATTCATCCATCCATTCATCTAGTAGCCAAACATCGTATATTAAAGATGGCAGTACATCAGCTTTCTTCATAGCATCTTCTTTTGAATTAGCTTTGCCAACCCAGTATGCAGGTTGATTGTTTCGTGTGTAAAATACTTTATAGTAACTCATAGCACCAGGTTATTATCGTTCAAAAATTCTCTAATTTGTTCTCTTAAATAGTCAGCCATATCTAATTCACTTTCTGAAGCATCTCTATTTTGATACACACCGTACTTAGTAGTTGACCTTAGTAGTTCGTCTAGTTGCAAAACTGTTTGCTTCCAATCAAAAGCATTCATTGCAAGTTTAGCATCTTCTACATCGTCATATTCTATTGTTATTTTCATAGTTAATTAATTAAGGAGGCTTTTACACCTCCGTTAAATCAAAAAGGAAGATTATCTATTTCAGAAAGTTTACTACTTGTTGACTGCATCGACATACCTGTTGGCTTTGCTTCTTGTGTTGTAGGCTTCCAAGTATCGATACTTACTGAAATATCTTTACCATATTGGTCAGCTTCTTTTTTCGTTGTTACATTCAATTTAATGTATTTCTTACCATTGTATTCAAATATGTGTTCTTGTGGTAAATCAGTTAAGCAAATTGATATTGCTGATAAATTATCAAACTTCTTTTTTCCACTTCCTACAAAAATTTTCTTTTCTTCACTCATCTTAAAATTGTTTTTAATTGTTCGTAATATTGACGAGCCACCTTGACACGTTCAATTATCTTCTCTTGTGCTTCTTCGTCTTTTTGCACAATAAATCTTTTAACTCTTAATTCATTCGGTATTTGGTCGAAGTTATGGCTAAGTTGTACTGCATCTCTTACATCTAAATCTTCATCAATTAAATGTAATTTCCAATGTTCTCTTCTAACTTCGTCTTCAACTATCTCAAATGGTGTATTCATAAGGCAATAAACTAACTCACTAGTATCGTGATTCGTTAGCATCATATATCCTTGTAACTGCCAAAAATAATCTTTGTTTTTCAAAGTAGAATCGAACATCGGAAAAGTACTGCCATTCCAACTGCATTTAATATCAGCTAAAAGATTATCTGTACAAATGTCAGGCTCTCCAGTTAACCACTCATTGTTAAATCTTGTTTCGTTTTTTACTACAAAATCCCATTTAAGAACGTCTGATGCAAACTGGATAGCTTCATCTTCCATTTGTATTCCTTTGTCAGTATAACGTGAACTGAAGTCTTTATATATACCTAGTTCTTTTTCTTTGAATACATCTTGAATGTATGTCTTTGCAGTTTCAGACAAAACCTCGCTTTTAGAACGAGATTCCGTCATTAACTTTCCTAGTGAACTGCATCTAAATAGTAATTCGCTCATAATAATTTTATTGCTGCTTTTTGTAATTCCGTTAATTCAAATTGATTCAAGTCTGAAACTTTAGCTTTGCCTTCAGATATAGCAGTTAATGCTTTCTCAAATCTTTCTTGTGGCATTGTAGGTTTCTTGTTAACGTGTTTAGTCACATCGTTTGCATCGTCATCTTGCATACTTAAAGATAGTAAACTTTGAAGTGTGTAACGTCTAAAATAAGAAATACATCCACCTAATTTCTGTGGGTCGTTCAACTCTGGAAGTTTAATCTCAGCATTAATATCTACACCGCTTTCAATGTCAACAATTACACTATGCACACATCCATTCATAATAGGTTGTAATAGCAGTAAATTGTACTTATGTAGTATCGGCTCAACTACATCTAAAATAGTGTTTAAATCAGCATATTTAGATTTAAAGAATGGATTGTCAGCACTCTTATTAATCTTACCAATTTCTTGTTTAGCTAAATGTAGCTTAAAATAAATTCCGTTTGGTCTTGGAATTGCGTCTTCAAATGTTTCGTTTTTCATCTTGTTTTGTTTTTAGATTGTTTACAAATATACTACTTTTTAACTAATATATGACTAATTGTCGATATTTTTTCTTTATTTCTGCTATCATATTCGTAAATAGTAGCAGTCATTGGATAAAGTTTATTTAAAATCCACTCATCAAAGTTGGCTAATACAATACTTTCAGCTACTTTATCAACTTTCTTTGTGTTTATGTGATGGAGAGCAGCATCGTGATTCTTTAAATTAATTACTTTGGCAATGTCTTCGTAAATCATTCCTTTTTTTCTAAGCAATTTTGCTGCATTAGTCTTCATCTGTTGATAGAATAAACCACGATATTTGAACTTAAAGTATTCTTTAATATCTAATTCTGTTGCTTCAGTATTCCTGTTAATATATGTTTCAATTTCAGTCATTCTCCATTGATTTAAGCCATTGTCTAAAGGCTAGTTGAATATTCACTTGTTGGTCGATTAATTCGATGTCAGCATCTCGCATAAAGTAATTATCAAAACGTCTTATTGACGCTATTAAATCATTTGCAACCATCTTCATTTGTTGATTAAATTCTTGGTCTTCTAGGAAGTCTGCTAGTACTGGCATTATTCCGATTGCTCCTAGCAATTTTGTTTCTTGTTTCATTTCATTTGTTTTATAAGTGCAAAAATATGATTCGCCTTTTGATTAAAATCTAATCCTTTGCCTTCATCTACTGTAGATTGAATTCTAATCTTTGCCTTCGTTGGTTCAACGTAGGTATTTTTTACTTCTGTTGGTTTAATGTTTTGATTGAAAAAATCTGTTATTGCTCTCATTTCTTTAGTTTTTTAAGTTCATTTTGGATTAACATTCTTTCGTATTCTTCTCTTTCAGCAGCATCAAATTCGTTATTTCTATTGTACTTTTTGATTCTGAAATCTGATAA